GAATAATTGTTACGAATGATGAAGCGTATGATAGGTATGAGGAGTTGAAGAATCCTGATTATGCGTTTGCGTTCAAGATGGCATTAACGGAGCAATCATGTGAGGCGACTGTAACGAATGTAATATGGACGCCAAGTAAGGATGGATATATGAAGCCCCGAGTGCAAATATCGCCGGTCCAATTATGTGGAGTAACAATAGAATATGCGACTGGATTTAATGCAAATTTCATATATGAGAACAAGATAGGAGTAGGAACCGTAATAGAAATCATAAGAAGTGGAGATGTGATTCCGTATATAAACAAGGTTATCAAGCCATCTGAAGCACCGAAGATGCCTGAACCAATGACAAATTATACATGGAATGAAACAAATATAGATTTAATATTGAAGGAAGAATTGAAGTGTGAAAATATAGATGTAATAGAAAAGCAAATAGCAGGGTTTTTCAAGAAGTTAAAGGTGGAAGGATTGAGTAATGGGAATGTGCGAAAGATATTGAATTATGATGGGAATGCGTCAATAGAGAGTATATGTAATATGACAAAAGAAGATTTCAAGAAGATTCCAGGATTTCAGGAAAAGATGGCATCAAAAGTGAAAGACAGTATAAAGGACCGGTTACAAAGCGAGAGTTTACCGAATGTGATGGCAGCATCAAATGTATTTGGGCGTGGATTTAGTGACAAGAGAATGAAGGACATAATAGAAACTGAACCGGAAATATTAATAAGTAGTCATAGTAATGAGGATAAAGTGCAAATTGTGAAAAATGTGAATGGAATTTCAGTAAAAATGGCGACACAATTTGTAGAAAACATAGACAAATTTATAACGTTTATGAAGAAGATAAATATGGCGGAGAAGTTATTGTCAAATGTAAAAAAGGAAGAACTAGAAAGTGATTTATTGGCAGGGAAATCATATGCGTTGACTGGGTTTAGAGATGAAAAGTTACAAGAGTTTATAACGAAAAATGGAGGCAAAGTTGTAGCCACATTGACGAAGAAAACGACGGCATTGATAGTGAAAGACAACAATTATAAAGCAAATTCCAAGACAGAACAATCCGAGCAGAAAAAGATACAAATTATTACAAGAGACGAATTTTATGAAACATACAAGTAAAAACAAAAATAAAACAAAAATAAAATAAAAATAAAATAAAAATAAAACAAAAATAAAACAAAAATAAGAATAACAATTTTATTAAGAATTCAAAAAAATATAAGTAATTGAATAGAATAACAATTTTATTAAGAATTCAAAAAAATATAAGTAATTGAATAGAATAATTGAATAGAATAATTTTTTATAAATTAAAAATAGTGTATGATTTTTATAAATTAGTGATTATAAAAATGATAAAGAAAAGATAAAAGTAATAAAAAAAATGAAATGCGTTTTATAAAATAAAATATAAGTAAATTTAAGCGCTAATACTAGCAAAGCAATCATGCCACCTACTTTAAAGAACTTTAAATTCACCCAGACCAACTTCAATGAATTTTACAATATCATTTGTGATATCGAGGATTACCATAACAGTTGGATAGATGAAGACTACGCAGAAGAAATGGCGGAACGCAAATGGCAGGAATATCTCCAAAAGGAGAAGATGAAAAAACACCTGTCCGACTTAAAAAAAAAGGAACACTTGAAGCACAGAGAAATGGACTTGAGGCGCAAGTTGCTTTACAGAATAGGCAAGTATGAACTGGAAGAAGGTGAGATATTTGAATAAATGTATATTATGTATGAATGTATGAATGTATGTATGTATGAGTAGAAAGATAAACTACTACTACTTTGTTAAGATAACTAAAAATGATTAGTTTTTTATTTTTTCAATATTTTTTCAATATTGAAAAACAAATAAAATAAATAAAAAACAAATATAAAAACAAAATATGAACATAGTTTATAATAGCAAATGATATTCAAGATTATTTCGTCATTGCTTGCTGTTGCTACTGCTACAGCGACTAGTTCCAGTTCTGATATTGTTACATACGATATTACCGAGCATTTTGTTTGGGAACATTTCACAAATTTTCAACAGCGTTTCCACAAGAGATATGAGAATTTTGAGATGATGAGAGAGCGATTTGACATTTTCAAGACGAATTGGTTAGAAATTCAACGTCACAATAGTGATTCTACCCAAAACTTCACAAAGGGAATCAATCAATTTACTGATTTGACGCCGGATGAGTTTAATGAGAAGTATTTAGGAGGAATAGCCCAAGAGAGAAAATTGGTGGGTCTTTATGGATGTGGTTCTTTTACTTCAAATAAGGACACAAGTTTTCTTCCTGATTCGGTTGATTGGCGACAAGAAGGTGCGGTTACTCCTGTAAAGGACCAAGGACAATGTGGTTCTTGTTGGACTTTTTCTGCGACTGGTGCAATGGAAGGTGCGTGGGCCACTTCTACAGGAGATTTGGTAAGTTTTTCGGAGGAGCAATTAGCGGATTGTGCCACAGGATACAAATATGGCAGTCACGGATGCAATGGGGGTCAAATGGATGGTGCGTTTAAGTATGCTATTGAGTATGGTGCCACAACAGAAGACCAATATCCTTACACTGCTGGAAGAGGAAAGACTGGAGAGTGTCAACAAGGTGATGTCACAAGTGTTGCCACATTTAATGGATGTTATGATGTTGCGCCGAACGACCAAGTATCACTCAAGGCCGCCGTTGCGAAGCAACCTGTAGCTATTGCGATTGAGGCAGATACGCGTTATTTCCAAAGTTATTCCAGTGGCATTCTCACATCGCCCGACTGTGGAACCAATTTGGATCATGGTGTGTTGATTGTTGGATACGGAGAGGATAAGGGTCAAAAGTATTGGTTGGTGAAGAACTCTTGGTCTACGAGTTGGGGAGATGAAGGATATGTAAAGATTGCTCGTAGTGACAGTCGCAATGATAAGGGAATTTGTGGTATTGCCATGCAACCTTCTTTTATTAGTGTGTAAACAAGACAAAAAATAAAAAACCAGAATTAATTAATTAATTGATTTATTTATTTATAAATAATATTAAATATTTTACAATACAAAATAAATAAACCATAACATTACAAATTTACACAACAATAGTTCATCAACTTCAAATACTAATTTTAGCCAACAATATTAGTGATACAAACACTAAAAAAAATCCTTGGGATTCAAGAATAAAAATGAATCAAATTATATTTAAATTTTAAAGACAAAAAAATAAATTGACTTACTGAACTTATTATAAAATGCAAGACATATTTGCCGACGCGTTTGGAATGAAATTTATATCAAAATTAGTATTTGATGGAATTAAGAAAACGGCTGCTTATGAAATCAAAAGTAAAATAAATGAAAACAATAAAATCAAATTAAATTTCACATATAAAGAAGCTGAATATTTATATGTGTATAATATTGAAAAATATGAAAACTTTTCGGGGACAACCATTATGAAAAAAATCATTGATTTGGGGAAGAAATTAAATGTTAAATATATTGAGTTGTGTGATTGTGCCATGTTTAATTTAGGAGATTATAAAGATTTATCAATATGTCTTGCTTCGTTTCACATCGTAACTACTGGTTCTTCATGGTATAACAAAATAGGTTTCAAAAGTGACACCACAAATGACGAACTATTAAAAAATAAAAAAATAATTAGTTTATATCTATGTGACCTAATTGATGATGAATATTGTGAAAGGATTCAAGAAAGTTTTCCTGAAATTGATATTGAAAAAAAAACATTGAAGCAAATATTTGACTATTTGAAACAAATCTATATAAATAACAAACCAGATAGAAAAAAAATGACAAATAATCAGTCAAAAATAGTTGAAGATTTGACGTTGGATTTATTATATATTTTATTTTATGAACCTTCATTGAAGTATTATTTTGTTTAAAAAAATGTTTAATTAAACAAAATGAACTTATTATTGCTAAACATATTTTTTATAAAATATTTTTATTAATTGACTTAGGCATACCGTGACCAAAAAGAATCATATAAATTAGCGAAAAAGCTGCCAATAAGATACTGCGATTTTCAGCAACAGTGTGTCTTTGTCCTAGAACAAAAGTCATAAATAAGTATAAAACAATACCTATTAATAAAGAATGTAATAACATCATTCTACCACTTTCCATTATATAATACATCAAGAGAAAAAAAATAACAACAAGCAACAATTACGTCCTGGAAAATTTAAAAAGGTGTAATATAAAATAAAAGTATTTTTATAATATTAATTTTAGAATTTTTTAGAATTCCAAATCATAATCCACAAAATTTTTGATATCTTTTTTGACGCGACTATAAAGACAAAAGCGTAATTTATTATAAAGGCCACTATCAGACATTTCAGCATTAATAAGTTTTAACATTAATCTGTCAAATTTGGCTTCTAATTTTTCACATTTTGCGATTTCATCTTTTTTCAATGTTTTCAATTCCAATGCTTTTGAAAATATTGTTTTTTTACATCGGAAGAATAGAGACGATAATTGAGTTTTTGTTAATTCGCACCATTTATTTTCTACATATCCAAAAATTGTATTTGCTTTATCACTAAATCCGACAACTGGGCTATTACTAAAATCTATTTTTTGAAGAACAATGTTGAAGAAATCGCTATAATTTGAGTTGAATAAGATATCAATGTCAATCAAACTTACTTCAAATTTTTCGTCAAAATAGGACATATAATTATTACACACAGGTTTTTCAACATGGTCGTTCAACCATTCGGCAAGGTTTATTTTCTTCTTCTTTTTAACAACCCATTTATTTAAATGGTCGTAATTGTCTTCTAAATTTTTATATTTATTCGCCAGTTCAAGAAGCATAAAATACATTGAACGTGGAGTAGGAATGTCGTCTAAAACTGTCATATTTTCGGAGGCCATATCGCACATCAGTTTACATAACAAAGTATGTTTTTCCAAATGGGCGGTTGATTTATAAGTTTTATTGCAATATTTACATGTCTTTTCTCCACCACCATAGATCACCTTATTCAACAAAACCGCACGCTCATTGGCCTTTAAAATTGGTGTGTTATCTAAAACTAATCTAATCTTTTTTTTCTTGTCAGACATTAGAATAATAGTATTTTACACTTTTTGCGTCATAAATCATTTCATTTTTTCAAAATAATCAACATCCCATTTGCTTTTTTCTTTTTTGTCCTTTTGAAATAAAGGTTGCTAGATAAATTTTGAAAGTAAAAAAATACAAAATTTTCTCAAGAGTATTTTCGAATTTTCATTTTTGGACATTTTAAAAATGTCCAATTTGGAGAATTTTGAAAAAGTCTTCAAATAAAAGTGAAAAAAATAGCGTTGAGAGCATAACAATCACAATTTTATTTTTTTGCTGAAAAATTTGTGACGATAAAATTTTCTTTATTTTCGGGCTGATTTTGGACATTCCTCAAAGTTGCAACAAAAAGTTGCTTACTGTGATTTTGGTGTATTTTTATTTCTCACATCATTATCAGTAAGCAATTTTTAAAGTTGATAAATTTACAGTAAGCAACTTTTGTTGCTAAAAAAGTTGCCTGTCCAATTTTGGGATTTTTCGATTTTTTGGATGTCAAAAATAGAAAAATAGAAAAAATAGAAAATAGAAAAAATAGAAAAAATGAAATATGAAAAAATAAATAATGATAAAAAATATAAAAAGATAATAACATTATATTTAATTAAAGTTATGGATAAATATTTTTGTCAATTATGTAATTATAAGACGGATAGAAGGTTTTGTTTGGAAAAACATTTTAGGTCAACCAAGCATTTAAGAAACGAAGAAAATGTAAAGTATCAAAAGGAAAATGAAACAAAGGATATAATAATATCAACAATGAAAACCCAATTTGACAATTTACATAATGATATTGTATCTCTTAAGGAAACAATAAATAGCAATCAACAGTCAACAATAACAAATTCTCATAATATTAATACAAATACTACAAATAATACAAACAGTTATAACACATTTAATTTACAATTTTTCTTAAACGAGACCTGTAAAGATGCAATGAATATAACTGAATTTGCAGAATCAATAGTAGTTGGTATAAAAGAATTAAAATTTCTAGGTAAAAAAGGATATGTGGAGGCAATATCGTCTCTTATTATAAACAATTTAAATAAATTAGACATAACAAATAGACCCATGCATTGTAGTGATGTAAAACGAGAAAACATTTACATTAGAACAAAAAATGCCTGGGAAAAAGAAAACAAAGGAAAAGAAATAACCAATAATTTAATAGAAGACGTCCAGCGAGCAAATACGATTGCATTACAAGGCAAATACCAAGAAGAATTTCCACAATGTATGACGGATTATAATTCTAAAGAACACAAAGAATATGGAGAAATTGCTTATCAAGCGTTTGGAGGTAAAGGGGATATAGATGACTTAAATAAGAAAATAATAAGAAGGATTGTGAAAGAGATACAAATTAATAAAAATTACGATATCTCAATATAAAAATGGAATGTTTTCTTTAATATAAAATAACAATAAAAAATAAATAAAATAAAAGGTAATAATATATAACAAATGTCGGATACAATATATAATTTAAATTGGAAGCAAAAAGGATTGCCTATGAGTTATTCAAGAAAGCGAAATAATGCGTATTTAGACCCATTTGTATCAAAGAAGCACATACAAAAGACAAACAGGGTATCCTCTTCGCACTACATAGATGTAAAAGGGACGCACATAGGGTCCAAAGTGGTAAAAAATGGAAAGCATGGGTCGTATGATAGGTATTTAAGGGAATTAAAATCGCCGATTATAAAGTCAAAAGGGAATAAAACAGGAATAGTAAAAGGGTGTAAATGTGGAAGCGAACCTGAATTAACGTATAATGCGAAGACGCTAGACATAACATATGACGGACATACATATGACCCAAATCAATTTGTTTATGCGATAAAGGATTCAAATACTTATTACGAAAAGGCACAAATTACAAGTGTTAATGATGGAACATATAATATAAAATTTTTTGACGATAATAATACACCATCTACAGTAAATAAAAACGAATTAGAGCCATATTTTGGAGATTGTAGATGTGGAATAGTAAAAAATGGTAAAATATTTATATCGGATCCAATGAAAATAGGCGAATGTGGAGGAGAAATAAGCAATGATTATTTTATGCAAATGGGAGGATATTTTAAGCGTATAAAGTGTTTGTAAAAGAAGTAAATATAAAATAAAATAAATGAAGAGTCAAAATATACAAAGAATAAAATGAGATACACGCGTGAAAATGATGTAAAACAAGAGTTACAAAAGCAAGTAAAATTGAGTCAATGTTTTTGAAATTTAAGTTGTCAGTTCGTTGTTAAGGGTGTCATCGTTAATAAAATAAATAGTTATAAAACAACTTAAAGACAAATAGTTATAATAATATGTGAAGAAAAAGGTAAGTGATTTTTTATAAAAATAATACACTTTGACTGACTAATGTTTAATGTTTGTAGGTTAATATCTGCTCCTTTAGCTCAGTTGGTCAGAGCATTGGTCTTATGAGCCAAAGGTCCACGGTTCGAGCCCGTGATGGAGCAAAATGTTTTCTTACAGCGACAAAATGAAATTAATTTTTGGTATACAATTAACTTCAAGAAAACAGCAAAATATACAGCATTCTTGTCCGAGCGGTCGAAGGAGAAACACTTAAGATGTTTTATACGAGAGTATGCGCGAGTTCGAATCTCGCAGAATGCAAAATTTGATTCCACACAGCAACACATCATCCAAAAATTATTATTAAAATGGACTTAACCACTACGAGGAGCACCAAATCCTAGTAAAGGTTAAAAATGAGACAGAATCAGCAAAATAAAGGTCTTATAGTGTAGTGGTTAGCACTCGACACTTTGAATGTCGCATCCTGGGTTCGAGTCCCAGTAAGACCAAAAAGTTATGCTCCAATGGCGCAATTGGATAGCGCACCTGCCTACGGAGCAGGAGGTTGTAGGTTCAAGTCCTACTTGGAGTGATAAACCCGGTTAGCTCAGTTGGTTTAGAGCGCGTACCTTTTAAGCACGTGGTCGTGGGTTCAAGTCCCACATCGGGTAACAAAAACTAATAGTAAGTCCAAATAGCTCAATGGTAGAGCAGGCATTCCGAAGCGCAATGTTTCTGGTTCGATTCCAGATTTGGACACCAAAATGGTAAGCGGGGTAGAATAGAGGTATTTCATTGGTCTCATAAGCCAAAGGTCGGTGGATCGAAACCACCCTCCGCTAACATTTAAATCATTTTT